TAGGTTGTTCCACTGCTCATACTAGTATTACTTAAACCAGCGTTTTCCAATTGTGCACCAGCACCAAACACTTTAAGTGTATCATTTGTAATTACATTTTTATAGGAATTAGCCAGTGAAGGCACATTTGCATATCCTGTTGTACTGAATGCTAAAGGAATTGGTATACTTCCTATAATAGGTATTCTGGGTAGATCAATTACACCTAAATCAGGTGTTTCGTTCAATATTGGGTGTGTATAATAATCATCTGAATATTCAATAGCACTAATTCTGGCTGTTACCATACCTGTATCATCTTGTAATTCTGTTACTCTCATAACACGGAATAATTTATCTGTCCAGTTATATAATTCATTAGTAACTTTAATTACATCTCCCACATCACTTTGTATTCCGCTGTAATCTGTAACAAATTGTACTACTGTTCCCACTCTGCTTTGATTAAGGTCAATGTTTGCTAATATTTCTGCCCTCACATTGTCATTAATCATATCCAATTTATAATTTAAAACATTATCAGGCTCATTAGGGTTTCTGTCGCCTGCTGGTGTTGTTATTTTAACTGTATTTGTTTGGTCTTTACGTTGTTGATCCATGAATTCAACTTCAACACCATTATAAAGTGCGTACAATTCTGTTGAACTAATATCTATTTTACTAACTATGTTATCATCATTGTACACCAAACAATTGGCTTTTTCTGCTGTACTCAATGCTCTGTTTGGTATTGCTTTAAATTTACCTTCTTTGACGTTAAATGAGAAAAATGTTCCTGCTGATTGACATATTTCATCTATATTTGTACTACAGGTATCAAATGTACTTACCATACCATTAATTTGATAACGTTTTAATGTTGTGCTTACATTACTAGCATTTGTATAACTAACTAATTCATCACTGTATCCTTTCATTGCTGTATTGGCAGTTCCTGTTATACTTGTAATATCTATTTGACTAGTACTGAGTCCTGCACCATAACGATCTGAGGTTAAGTAATCATATAACACATCACCTGGATTATTAAGTGTGTTATTCATTTTAAATGTCATCTGTGGTAAGCCAGTTAAACCGTTTTCAGCATCATAATCAATTTGTAGTACTGCAAATACCATATTATTTGCTGTGTGATTAACACCCCAGTGTGGCACAATACTGGTTGCCGCTGTGCTACTTCCTGTTCCAAATGAAGGAAATATAACATCACTGCCACTGCTACCGCCCTGATATATATTTACTCTCACATTACCATTATAATTACTATCTGTGCTCTGATTAGGGTCCACATGACTTACTACAGTATTACCACTAAACACTAATTTTACATCATTCATAAAGATTTCACTACAACTAAAAGTACCTGTTTGTGTTTCTTCACTTAATGCTATACAATATGTCATTGTTTTGTTTTCATTACTGATGGCGGCGTCAAATATAGGCCCACTAGTAAATGCTTACCATATAATACAGGTAATTTGTTATCTGTTGCTGGTGGTAACTGAATACTAGTACCAGGGTCTGTGCCTTGATCAAATGAAGGTGGTTTAAAAACACCCAATGCCCTTGCTGTACCATAAGCAAGTCCACCCGCAATAACACTGGTAGCAATAGTGGCTAAAACACCGGTTAATGTTGTTGCTCCTACTATTGCTGTTGCTATCGCTGTAAATACTGCCATTGTTTATCCTCTGAATACCCAATTATAATCTATAGGTTCCCAACCTCTTTCTTGTAATTTAAGATCAGGTGTTGTTGCTAATGTTGTAAGTGTAAAGGAACTTATATGACCTTTGTCTTTTGCTTCTATTCCTATTGCTATATATCTGTTTAGCAATCTAGCACCTGCACTTGTTCCTCTGTATTCTTTTTCTACCCACCATGCTACCTCAGTCATACGTTTTACATGTGGTAACCAAAAATCACCCTGTATAGTTGCTAAGAGCATGCCTACTATCCTGGAATTGTCTTCGCATACCAAAGCAACACCTGTTTTCAATATGTGATCAATTATTCTGTTAACATGAACAAAATCATATTTTGGATTATGTAAATCTTCAACTGGATTAAAATTAGCAAAATCTATCATTAATCTTTTGATATCTTCATAATCTTTTACTTGTGCTGATCTTACTATCATTATCTTTCCTGTACGTTTCTAAATCGTCCACGGTTACCGCCACCGCCTCCGCCGCCACCACGGCCTCCACCACCGCCGTAGCCTCCACTGCCTGGTTTGTATTCTTTACCAAAGTCAAACGATATGTTATATAATTCAGGCACACGATTAAATACTGCATCGTTAGGAAACAATCGTGCTCTATCCTGTGGATTTGTTCTTTGTCCTGTTATTTTGTTTTCCAATAGGCTGTTTATACTGGCACATGTTACTGTGACACTATTTGTTAAAGAACTACCCGCTGAGAAGTCCTCTGATATTGCAAAATTAGTTAAAACACCCTGAAAACGTTTATATACTTCTGATGTGTCTAATTCGTGTGTTGTGGTATCATAAAATCCTCTATACACACTTACATTTCCACCTTTTATAGGTGTTGTTAGTATTAGACTTAAATAATTTTGTTCACTGGGTATACCACTTAATGTTATGCTGATATCACCATTTGTTGTTCTGATGTCTTCTTGAAATTCACTTATTTGTAAAAATGAACCTAATTCTGTATATGTATTTGAATTATAAGTGACAGGTTTGTACGCACTACTGATATAATATGTAGTATTATTCAGAGTAAGATCAATAAGAATACAACTGCTTATGTGATCCTGTTGTACTGGTAATATTGTGGTTGCCATTAAGTTATAACCTCAATTAATTCAAAATCATCTGTAAATACTATTCTGTCATGTGGTGCTATGGTGTATTTGGGTAGATTGGTTATTTTAACCTGCCATCTTACATCATTACCCACTTTAATACCACCACTTGTCAATGCTACACCTGATTGACTTAAAATAGGTCTATGTACTGGTATTGTTGTGTTGCTATCTGCTATGTTAAATGCTACATCACTTGTTACTTGATAAGGATACCTATAAGTATCTGTATTGCCTTTTGGCTGAATAAAATCGCCCTTTTTAAATATAAAAGCATATCCTGATGTATTACCTGTTATGCCTGTTTGATCTACATATATTTCACTACCAAATGTGCTATTTAATGTTAGTTCTGCTTGTTGACCTGTTGTTAAATCTCCCTGATATTCAGTTAAATAATTCATACCACTATTATTATTAAGACTTATATTGGCCTCTGTTGTGCTACCTGTACTATAAACATCTTGTATAATACTTCTGCTGGTGCTGTATTTTAAACCATCGTGCATACCAACTTTAAAAGAATAAACATTTACATTACGATCTGCTGTTTTATAATGTCCACTACGTGATAGTGTACTACCACTTTGTTCTCTTATGTCAAATTCTACATAAGTTGCGTTATCTATAATTGTTTGTAGACTCACTGTTTATCTCCTATGCTGGTGTTCGTCTTGAACCTGCTCTACTTACGTTAAATATAAATTCTGGATCTCTTGCTACCAATTGCTGGAATGAAGGTGCGTCAACTGCCTGTATATTATAATTTACAGTTGTGCCACCGCCACCAAATTGTCCATTAGGAACAATATTTCCTGCACTACTTGGAACAAACAATTCAGGGCCTTCTTCACCAACTATGTATGGTTTATTTTTCATTACAGGGCCGCCATCTGCTTTACCAGGTAATTTAATAACATTACCTCCAGTTCCAAATCCATATCCAAATGGTCCTAGTATTGTACTTAGTATAGGTTGTATAACTGCTAATCTAAATATGTCAGCAATAATTTGATCTATAACTGTTTTAAAGAACTTTTTAAATGATCCACTAGCACTTTCACCTTTTCTAAATGCTTCTACTAAATCTTCACTTAACGATTTTTGTGCTGAACCCAAAGTATCTAAGAAATTATTTAAACCTTCATTTTGTGAGAATTGGTCTTGTAAATCACGTAATAAATTTCTGTATTCCTCAATACCTATTTGACCCGTTTCAAATAATTCATTTAACCTTGCTAAGAACACATTATATTCTTCTGTTGTTCCTAAAGCAAATTCTAATTCTTCTCTGTATTTTTGTAATGCTGTTTTTGTATCTTTTATAGAATCTGCGGCCGCTTCTGCGCCTGTGGCTATATCTACTGTTAACTCTTTTAAAGGTTCTGTGGCTGCTACTGCGGCTGGTGCCAATCCTTCCACACCCAATTGCATATCTGCTATTAAGGCATTTAACTTACCTAAATTACTATTGGGTTCACCTTCAGTTCCCAAAGTTGTAAAAGATTCTGCGGCTTTGTCAAATGCAACACTTAAGGTTGCGGCTGTGGCAGCCGCCGCGGCTATACCTGCACCTACTTTTAATAAACCTACACCTGTTACACCTTGTAAAAATATTGCGGCGTTGGCGGCAGCCATTTGTGCTATTTTAAAAGCATTTACGGCTTTTGTTACAACATATATTGACGTTGCTACTTCTAATAAGCCAGGTCCAAAATTTTCAACTAATATATTATTGACACTTTTTACAACACCAAATATACTGCTGAACACATCTAATATTACAGCACCTGCTCTGGCAACACCTATTATGGCATTTAAGGCACCTTCACCAAATGCTTTGGCAAATTTGTCTATTTCTTCTTTGTTGTTTCTTACAATGGTGACTAAATTGTTTAAAAATACAGTTAGTTCTGGTTTAATACTGTCACCAATTGCTTTTTGGAACTGTGTAAAGGCGTCGCCTGCCTGAGATACAGCACCTGTTAAGGATGTATTTAATTTACTAGATACACCTTCAATTTGATCACCAAATTCATTAAATTTTTGTATGGTTTCTTCAACACTATAACTTACACCTGCTTGGAATCCGGCTGCCGCTAAAACACCCTTTTCTCTGAATACATCTGCTGCCGCGGCACCGGCACTGAATGCTCTTTGTAAGGAACTTGCGGCCTGTTCAAAAGGAATACCAAAGTTAGCGGCAATATCTGCGGCTAATTGTATGTTTGTTTGAAATTCTTCTAAATTTTTACTAACTGTGAGTAATACTGGTGAAGCACCTGCTAATTCTCTGAACGAGAATGGTAATTCCTGTGCTTTTTGTGTAATAACATCTAATGCTCTGGCGCCTTTTTCAGCACTACCAGTTAAGTTACCCAGTGTTATTTCAATTTGTTCAAATTCTGCTGAAATAGTTAAAGCAGATTTTAAATTTTGAAAAGATATTACTATTCCACCAACAGCGGCACCAACAAGTGCGGCAATGCTAACAAATTTTAATGAACGAGCTGTCATTCCTTTTTGTGACATTGATGCATCATCTACTGCTTTTGTTAAATCATAATAACTTTGTCTAAAGTCCTCATTATTATTTTTAAGTAATCTAGTTACATTATATAATTCACTACTGCTTTTTTCTGTACCTTTAATTGACTCGAAATAATTACTTAAACGAGTTATATTATTGGAAATTCCATCACCAAATGATTTTTGTAGTCTTAAATTTGTTTTTAAGTTATTACCTGAAAGTGCTGCCGCTGAACCAAATGCCGCTACTGCTGTTGCTAGACCTCCAAAGCCGCCTTGTCCACCACCACTTAATTGTGTGTTTGAACTACGGGTTTGTTTTACATTTCTTTGGAATTTGTCTAATTCTCTGTTAGCACGTTTAATTCCACGTGTAAAATCTCTGTCATTTAACTTTAATACTACTTCAATACTTTTAGCCATTATCTGTTCAACCTATCTATTTTTTTATCAAAGATCTTTTTCATCTCTTTGATTGTGGGTTTAGTCATACCTTCAGGTGCTTGTGGACTTTTTCCGTCATCAAGTTCACCCGCATAAGGGTAACGGCTTTCTATTTTAGTACCTCTGAGATATGTCTTTCTTCTGGCATTGCCTTTGTTAATAGGAGTAATATCCTTATAAAATTTGTATGCTTCTTTGACTACTTCTCTGGGTAAATCCTCTAGATCATCTAGAAGTCTTTTTACCTGTTTAGTATTTGTAGTTATTGAAAAAATCATTTGTTACTCTTACCCTTTACCCTATCCATTAAATTCTGTAATTCTTGCTGATCATACATACTTTGATCAACTTTTTTGTTGGCTTTGTCATGCTGATACTTCTCCCAAGTAACTGCTACGTCAAACACCATCAAATCAAAAGAATCAGCCTTGTTTAACAACACACTGGGTAAAGTACCATATCTTTTGCCCATTGCATCTAACATCAATAAAGTGTTAGTTGCCTGGCTTTTTTCATCTATCTGATGGCTTGTTACTTTCCCAGATGTTCGCCAATTAACTTAATTGATTCTGTCAATACATCTATTGGCAAAACCAAATCATCAGACATTACTAATTCACCTTCTTCATTGCGTATAATATCTTTTAAAATATTAATATAAGCACCCATGTTATCCTCTTTAACATCTGCTAATTTTGTGAAAATATCTAAGGGTTGTCTATCGTAAATAAAAAATTCTAATTCATCACCGTATTTTTCAACTAGTGCTTCATTAGTAATTGTGATTTTTTGTAATTG